TTATCAGCATTTCGTCAGCAGGGCTTATGTGCATCATGCAGGAAGCCAGACGGTAGGTGTTGATTTCAAGAAATGTCACGAAGAACCGAGGGCGTGGATATTGAAACATCGTCCCGATATGTACGAAGCGATATACGCATGACATCCAGAGGATAATGCAAAAATGGAAACAGAACACAGTAAAGAGGAAGAAGTTACAGCGTATCCGGGGCTAACCAATGCAGGTAAGGGTAGGCCAGCAGGAAGCCTTAACAAGTCCACTACGGTAGTGCGTAATGCTATTGCTACGCTACTAGAGAAGAACGTGCCTTACATGGACAGATGGCTCCAGAGGGTAGCTGAGGGCGATGAGGTGCTAGGCTTAAAGCCTGATCCAGCCAAGGCACTAGACCTAATGCAGAAGCTATCTGAGTACCATATACCCAAGCTGGCTAGGACAGAGGTAACGGGTAAGGATGGGGAAGCCCAAGAGCATATTGTGAGATGGGGAGGACGGAAATGAGCTATAAGCCAGTAAATTGCCCACAATGCAGCGCGTTCCTAGTGAACAACAAGTGCTTGAACTGCGGATACGTTAAGTGGAAATCGTAATTCCTTACGAGCCAAGGGAGCAGCAGGAGGAAATCCACCATGCCATTGAGCAGCATCGTTTTACTGTGGTGGTTGCCCATCGTCGTATGGGAAAGACTGTTAGCGCAATCAATCACCTCATCAAAGCCGCGATAGAGTGCGACAAGCCGAATCCAAGGTTCGCGTACCTATGTCCCACTTTTTCCCAAGCCAAGAGAGTCGCTTGGGATTACCTACTAGAGTACACAAGGCCACTCAATGCCACTTCAAACATTAGTGAGTTACGGGTTGATTTTTGGGGGCGTAGGGTTAGTCTTTACGGGTCTGACAATCCTGATAGCCTTCGCGGTCAGTACTTTGATGGCGTGGTTATCGACGAGGTGGGCGATCAGAATCCACGTATTTGGAACGAAATCCTCAGACCTGCTCTTTCCGATCGCCTCGGGTGGGCTGCTTTCATTGGCACTCCTAAAGGCCGTAACCATTTCTCTGAACTAGCCGATAGAGCCAAGTCCGAGGAGGGCTGGAAGTACCTAGAGTTCAAGGCTAGTGAGACAAAGATACTCCCTGACTCCGAACTCAAAGCCGCTTATCGTGAGATGGGTGAAGACAAGTATCGGCAAGAATTTGAGTGCGACTTCAATTCTTCCGTGGAGGGGAGCTACTTTGGGAAACTTATTAACGACCTTGAGAGGGATCATCATATTACTGATTTTCCTCGTGACGATCTGTGTCGTAGCTTTACTGCATGGGATCTTGGCATGGGTGACAGTACGGCTATATGGGTTGCTCAGGTGGTTGGAAAGGAAATCAGACTACTTGATTGCGTCGAAAATCATGGACAGGCGTTAGATTGGTACGTTAATTGGCTAAGAGATAACAAGTACGAGGGATTCACCCATATCCTGCCCCATGACGTACAGGTTCGGGAGTTAGGCACAGGCAAGAGCCGTAGAGAGGTCTTAGAGGAGGCAGGACTGTCCGTAACGATTGCGCCTAGATTGTCTGTGGCTGACGGTATTCAGGCTGTGAGGAGACTATTGCCTAGATGCTGGTTCCATCCGAGGACTAAGCAGGGACTAGATGCCTTACGGAACTACCGCAGGGAACATGACGAGAGACGGCAAATATTCTATGAGAAGCCGCTACATGACTGGTCTAGCCATTTCTCAGACGCTTTCAGATACCTATCGATAGGTCTTGACGAGACCGATAGTTCATGGCAGACATCATTGCCAATTCCTACGAAATGGATTGTATAATAGGCAAAACCCATAAGGATTTGCTATGAAGATGGATGAGGGTCAAATCAAGGGCATTATCGAGAACGAGATCGATAACTCCATCGGTTACATTGATACCGAGACTACGGATCAACGAGCCAAAGCCCTAGAATATTATCTGCGTTATCCCTATGGTAACGAGGTAGAAGGCCGTAGCCAGATCGTGACTGGTGAGGTAGCCGAAGCAATAGATGGCGCACTCCCAAGTTTGGTACGTGTTTTTACCACTACCGAGGATATTGTCTCCTTTGAGCCTCAGACTCCAGAAGATGAGGAGTCCGCTAAACAGGCTACCGACTACTGTAATTGGGTGTTCTACCGTGAGAATGACGGTCTAATCATCCTGCATAACTGGTTCAAAGACGCGCTGATGATGAAGGTTGGCGTGGTCAAAGCGTACTGGGAAGCCAAAGAGGACGTAAACAAAGAGTCCTACAAGAACCTGACTGAAGACGAACTAGCCATGCTGCTGTCTGATCCTGCCATTGAGGTAGTGAGCCAGAAGGTTGAGATGGTTGACGGTGGTGTGGATATGATGGGTATGCCTATCCAGATTCCGTACTACTCGGTCAAGGTCAAGAAGGTTAAGAAATACGGCTGCGTCAAGATTGAGAACGTACCGCCGGAAGAATTCCTGATTAGCAAATCGGCAAGAACTATTGAGGATAGCCCGTTCGTAGCGCATCGTCGTTTGATGACTCGTTCGGAACTCATAGCGATGGGGTTCGACAAGGATGTCATCGAGGGATTGCCTAGCTATGACGATCTCCAGTACACGACTGAGCGTGTTGCTCGATTCAGTCAGGGTGAGCAGCCGGATGAGAATATCAGCCTAGACCCAACGATGCAGGTTGTTGAGGTCTACGAGTGCTACATCAAGATCGACGTTAATGGTGACGGTATCGCTGAGTTGCGGAAGATTGTCTATTCTGGCAACGAAATCTTGGATGACGAGGAATGTGACCTAGTACCGTTCCATAGCCTGTGTCCTATCCCGATTCCGCATAAGTTCTTTGGTCAGTCGCTAGCAGACCGGACAATGGACATCCAGCTAATCAAGTCTACGGTTACTCGTCAGATGCTGGATAACCTGTACCTAACGAACAATGCTCGTCTGGGTGTGGTTGATGGTCAGGTGAACTTGGATGATGCACTTAATGCAACTCCGGGCGGAATTGTCCGTATGAAACAGGCTGGTGCATTGACTCCGATTGAGGTTCCAGCGGTTACGGCTCAGGCTTTCCCAATGCTTGAGTACATGGATGCGGTTCAGGCCAAGCGTACAGGTGTAAATGACCAGCAGAACGGTTTAGACCCGGATGTACTGAATAACGTCTCTGCTACGGCTATTGCCGCGATGATGAAGTCGAACTCTGGCAAGCTGGAGTTGATTGCTCGAATCTTTGCTGAGACGGGTGTAAAGAGCTTGTTTAAGGGCATTTTGCACCTATTGGGCAAGTATCAGGATCAGGCCAAGATTGTTCGGATGCGTGGCAAGTTTGTGACGTTTGATCCTCGCTCGTGGACGAATCAGTACGATGTGGCGATTAACGTCGGTCTTGGGTCTGGTGACAGAGAGCAGAAACTGGCTATGTTGCAGATGATCCTAGCCAAGCAGGAGCAGGTTCTAACGCAGTTTGGCGCATCAAATCCGTTGGTATCTGTGGCTCAGTACCGGGATACCTTAGCGAGACTGATTGAATCGGCTGGTTTCAAGGACGCTAAGGCGTTCATTAACGAGATCAGTCCAGAGCAGAACGAGGCGTTAAGTCAACCTCAACCACCTGCTCCAGATGCTCAGGCAGAAGTCGCTCAGATGCTGGCTCAGGTAGAGAGAGAAAAGACCGAGGCTAAGGCTCAGATTGAGGCTGCAAAGCTAGACTTACAGAAACAGCAACTAGAGGCTGAGTTCACCCGTAAGGGGATTGAATTGTCTATGCAGCAGGAGCGTAGTGCTTCTGAGATGCGTATCAAAGAGGCTGAGTTGGCTGTTAAACAACTACAGGCTATCTTGGCGATGGACATTGCTGACGAGGACAGCCGTAATAAACAGGCTGATATTGTCCTAAAGGCAATCCGTGAACTGGGTAGTTTGACTAAGGGTACGAATGGACAAATGCCAATGGGCTGAACACTTACTGCGGGATGAGAGCTTTCAGATGATGATGGAAGAACTCCGGTCAGTAGAGTTAAGCAGGTTTGCGATGAGTGCTGTTAGCGAGGCTAACGTAAGAGAAGATGCTTACCACCAGCTAAGGGCATTAGAGAAGATTGAAGCCTACCTTGAGGGGCTATCGGCACAGAAGCTGATAGACGAAAAGCGGCTGAAAATTTTGTAACTGAGTCGGGCAGTTCCCGATATAATTTAGGAAACTAATATGAGCGATACTGGAAGTATGACCCCGGAAGGGAATACTCAGTTAGACGTAGGTGGTGCAGCTAACGCTATCATGGGTCTTATGGGTACGGAAGAAGGCTCCGAACAGGAACAACCTGAAACCCAACTCGAAGCCAATGATAGCGAGGCCGAATCTGAGGAAGCTGAAGTTCAGGAAGAATCAGAGGTAGAACAAGATGAAGGTAGTGATGAGCAAGAGGAGCCTCCGAAATACAGGGTGAAAGCCGCTGGTGAGGAACGTGAGGTAACCCTTGATGAGCTTATCAAATCTTATCAACTTGGCACAGACTATACGAAGAAATCGCAAGCTGTAGCTGAAGAACGCAAAGCCGTAGAAGCAGAGAGGCAGCGTATCGAGGAAGCTAAGTATCTCCGCGATCAATATGCGGAACGGTTGCAGGTGATTGAGCAGATGCTTAACCAGCAGCCAGAAACTGAGAATCTGGACTATCTGAAGGAAACCGATCCAATCGGTTACGCAGTTAAGGTCGCAGAACTGTCTCAGCGGGAGAAGCAGCTAGCCCAAGTTCGAGCAGAACAGGCTAGGATTGCCGAGCAGCAACAGAGGGAGCAGCAGGAGCAACTTGGTCAGGTAGTACAGGCTGAGTCTCGTAAGCTGGCAGAGGTTATCCCTGAGTATGCTGACCCGCAGAAGGGCGAGACATTACGTCGTGAACTCCGTGAATTCGGACTCAAGGCGGGATTCTCAGAACAGGAATTAGCGAATGTTTATGATTCGCGAGCAGTTTTGACGTTGTACAAGGCGATGCAGTACGACAAATTACAGTCTGCAAAGCCGAGCATCACGAAGAAGGTTAATGAGGCTCCGAAGGTGATTAAGTCAGGAGTTTCACAGCCTCGTGATAGCAGCGACGAGATGAAGAAACTTAAGGCTAGGGCTAAGCAGACCGGAAGGGTCGCTGATGCTGCTAGAGCGTTTGAACGATTCTTATGAGGAATTAAATCATGCCTACATATACAGCACATACCGCGATTGGTCAGCGGGAAGATTTGACCGACATCATCTATGACATCTCGCCAACTGAGACACCATTCATGTCCTCGATTGGCAAGACTAAAGCTACTGCCGTGTATCACGAGTGGCAGACTGACTCGCTGGCTGCTGCTACTACTGCTAACGCTGCGATTGAAGGTGCTGACGCTACATCGGCTACTCTGTCACCTACCGTTCGTCTTGGTAACTACACCCAGATCATCCAGAAGACCGTTCAGGTCTCGGGTACTTTGGACACAGTAAACAAGGCTGGTCGTAAGTCGGAAAAGGCTTATCAGTTGGCTAAGGCTTCTGCTGAACTGAAGCGCGATCTGGAGACTATCCTGTTGGCTAACCAAGGTCGTTCGGCTGGTTCGTCCACTATCGCTCGTACTATGGGTTCGATCCTGTCGTGGATCAAGACTAACTCGGACAAGGCTTCTGACGGTTCCGATCCAGCAACTATCGGCGTATCGACCCGTACTGACGGTACTGTTCGTACCTTCACCGAGGCTCTGCTGAAGACTGTTGTTTCTGAGGTGTTCGTGTCAGGTGGCTCGCCAAAGATTCTGATGGTTGGCGCACTTGGTAAGCAGAAGGTATCGTCGTTTGCTGGTATCGCTGCACAGCGTTACATGGCTCCGGGCAATACTCCGACCACCATTATCGGTGCGGCTGATGTCTACATGAGCGATTTCGGCACGATGTCGGTTGTTCCTAACCGCTTCATGCGCGCACGTGATGCTCTGATCCTTGATCCTGAGTACGCAGCACTTGCTTATCTCCGTCCATTCCAGACTAATGATCTGGCTAAGACTGGTGACAGCGAGAACACTCAACTCTTGGCTGAAGTTACTCTGGAAGTCAAGAACGAGGCTGCTCACGGCATCGTAGCCGATCTGAACATGGCTCTCTAAGTAGGAAATAGCCCCTGCCTAACGGTGGGGGCTAACTATAATAAGGAAAGCATTTTTGCTCTTGTTATAGGAACACTAAAACAAGGAATTTATGAGCAACCCGATACGGACTCAGACAGCATTTGAGGATGGTGACGGTGGTATTGTCATCGAGACTAAGCAGGATGTAAGTGAGATTATCGAGGCCAATAAGAGGCAACTAGATTACGATAAATCTCGCCAAGGACACCTAAACGAGCTTCATCACGTAGCCAGAATACCCTTTACGGTGATTGATGTACTGAATCAGCAGGGGATTATGAAGGGCTTTAACGTGGTGGATGAGATCGGTTTTGCTAGGTGGCTGAACGATCCTGATAATGCTGTGTGGAAAACGTACCGGGGAACTGTATGAGAGTAGGAGTTTGCGTACCGTGTAGGGATGAGGTTCATACTGGTTTTGCTTTCGACTTTGCGAGGATGACAGCACACGATGCGTCGGTTCGTTGCAAGGACGGTAAAGGTGGACTAAGCCTTTACACAATGCCGGGAACGCTGATTTTCGACCAACGGGAAAAGCTAGCGCAGGTTGCTTTAGGTGAAGGGTGTGACGCATTGCTGTTTATCGATAGCGATATGCGGTTCCCACACGACATCATTAGCATCATGTTAAGCCGCGATGTGCCTATTGTTGGGGTTAATG